CCTCGACCGCGCCCTCAAAGCCGAGCCGGATCAGGCTGCCTTGCCGATAGGGAGTACAGAAAACCGCCTGGGCGACGACGCTGGCCATTTCCTCGAATGACATCTTGTCGTCGTCGAAGGTGTAATTGAACGACCCAGCCGCATCGATTCCAAAATAGGCCTGCGCCTCAGCGACCGCATCGCGGATGACGTCAACGTCCAGTTCCTCGATCGAGCGGGCACCCAGATGGGGGTCGAGGCAGATGTGGAGAAAAATGTCGGCTGCGTCGGTGGTGGCGATCAGGGTGCCGCTCGGCACCTCCGCGACCTTGCGCGTCACCAGCATATTGAGCTGGCGCTCCTTCACGTTCAGCGCCCCCTCGGTCGCATAGGTGCGGCTGTGGACCGTCGTCACGTTGCCGAAGTCGTCCATGTTGACGGCGCTGATCCCATACAGATCTTGCCACTTCACCTCATCAACCACCGTCCCCTCATAGGCATAATCGGCGTTGGTGGTGCGCCGGGCCCGGACTGACTGGCGGCCAGGCTGGGTGAGTTCGCAGACCAGAGTCGCCGCCCTCAGGTCGCGGCCACTGGTATTGCCCGGGATCGTAGTCGAAAACGTCTCCGGCGAACCAATCGGATCGTCATTGGAATCGACGGGCGTGGCCTCGACCTCGATCGTGATCGGGAAGGCTTTTTGCTTCTTGCCGTTGTCCTTGAACAAGCCGCCATCGGCGAGGAAGTTCGCGACCAGCAAGCTCGTCTGCGGATTATCGACGATGAAGGGACCGATCCAGTTGCCGGAGGACTTCGAGATAAACGCCGATGTGAAGGAGGTTGCGCCGCCGGGGAAGGAAGACAGGACGCCCCAGTCGATGTTCACGCCTACGGCATCTTCAAGCTGGATCGTGTCGGGCGCGACGGACACCACCGTGTAGGTGCCAGAGAGGTCCACGGTCGTGTAGACCGGCGCGCTGATCATCGAAATATTCTGGGCGTAGCCGGTCGTTCCCGCACCGTCGAGGTCAACATAAAGCCAGTTCGGATTGACCTGCTCCGGGCTGGCCAGAACCATTTCCGTCGAGCTGAGCGACGAAATAATGTAGGTGCCAGACAGGTCGATCGTGCGCTCCGGCATAGCCTATTCCTGTACGCCTGGCACCTCTGGGAACTGATCCCAGGGATATTCTGGATTGTCTTCTCCGCCGCCTCCTTCGCCGCCCGGGATATCGCCGCCAGTGCCGCCCCCGGTCGTCGTCACCCAGACCGCTTGCCCGATAAGGATGCGTTGCCCGACCTCAAAGTCGTCCGTGGGATCGTAGGTGGCAAAGACGAACTTGTTCGGCTCGACGCCAGTCGCGGCCGCGAAGATCGCGACCGGCGCAGCCGTGGGGCCCGTGTCGGTGCCGTTGCCAATCTCGATCTCGTCGTCGGCCTCGAAATAATCGGTGAAGTCGATCCCGACGCCGGCCTCGACGATGCCCCCGTCGGCGAACCTGATATCCTGATCAGATCGCACCGCCGTGTCGTTCGGAGCCTTGAGCACCTGGCCGTTGACCTCGTTCAGCCGAGACGTGTTGAACACAGGATCCCCGATCGCCGTCCCGATCAAAAGCTGCGGGGTGTCGCCGCCGTTAGGGCTGTCGAAGGGGCTGTAGACCGCGACGCTCGCCCCCAGAATATCGGCTATCAGTGTGTCGCCGTCGCGCACGTCCTCGACCTCGTAGGCGCCGCGGCCGATGCACATGTAGGCGATTTCGAGTTCCCGGTGATCCTCATAGACGCGGTACGGTCTCGCGATCAGGTCTGGGATCGAGCGCACAGTGCCGAAAATGTCAGGAATGCGCGCGTTCGGCCTGGCCCTGTTGGAGCGCTCCGACAAGCCGTTGTTCGGGCTGGCGGTCTGGACGTTGGCCGCGTCCAGCTTGGGCATCAGGAGAAATGACGCGACTGTGACAATCAGCGCGACGGCGACCGCGGCGATCAGGATCACGAGTGGGTTTTCAGGATAAATGACGACCACCAGCCGCTCGTAGGTCGCCAGCTTTTCAATGTCCTGCGCGCACCGCGGCGTCACGTCGTTGGACTGAGCCGCCTCGCCGGCATAGATTCGCCCGGTCGCCGGCCAGGCAGGATAGCGGGCCTTGAGCAGCGCGCGCACGTCGTCGGTCTCAAGGCGCTCCCACGTCGCCTCGTCGAGCGGATTGTCGATCAGGAGGACGTGTTGCATCCGTAGAATCCTACCTGGTCAAAGCCCAGCGTCGCGTCGTGAAGGCGATCATAGCGCCCGCCGGCCGGGCCTATATGCAGGACGCGCCGCCGCCAGAAAAGCCCGACGTGCGCCACCGAGCCGCGTTGGCGCATCAGCACAGCGGCGGGGCTGATAGGCACGGCCAGCGGCCGGAAATGCCGCCACACCGCCATCGTGGCGGCCAGCGTCCCGGGCCGCGGCCCCACGTCGACTCCGGTCAGCTCCAGCCAGGCCTCCCGAAACATCGCCCAGCAATCATAGGTGAGCGGATCGTAGACGCGCGCCAGATAGGGGTCGATCTGGAGCCGCACTAGAGCAGCCCCCGCAGCATCGGAAAGCGGTCGAGCCGATAGATCTCGCCGGTGCGGTTGATGTTCAGAGACGGTGCCTTGGCCTCGAATGTTGCGCCCTCGCGTGCAAAGCTGAACGTCTGGACCTCCAGCAGTAGCGGCCCGAATAGCGGTGCCGACAGGTCGTCCGAACGATAGACTCGGAACCGCACGATCGGCTTCACCCCCATGCCGCCCGCGTCCGTGATGGCGTCGAGCTCCGTCGGCAGCACCTCGCCCAGGTCGCCCATGTCGATCTTGAGCATTTGGTCGAGGTCGTCGGACGAGGACGTGGGCCGGATGCGAAGCGGGAAATAGCCGAAGAACTCGACCTCCTCGGTCTCCAGCGTAACGGTCACGCCGGCCGTCGCGTTGCGCACCTTCCGATAGGTCTGCGTGAAATCTGGGTGCGAAATCTCGAACAGCTCAAGCTGAATGGCGCTCGCTGGCGAGCTGAGAAAGTAGGCGGCATAGTCCGGCATCAGGGTGCGTCCGGAAAGGCGGCCAAGACTGCGGCGTCAAAGGTCGGGTCGCGGTTCAGCGGGGCCACCTCCAGTTCGGCGCCCACGGTGTAAGTCGCGCCGGCCACGCCCTCAAGGGCAAAGGTGCCAGGGATCATCAGCGCGACGTAATCGTCCGGCTCGTCTCGATCAATCACGAGAGGCACGCGGAACGGCAGTGCCGCCTCAGCGATCGCGGTGTAGTAGAACGCGACCAGATACTGGTAGCGCAGCGGGCTGACCGACCAGCTGACCCGCACGAGCGCCGCCGAATTGGCATAGCCGGGAGCCAGGCCAAGCGGGCCGAGGCCGTAGCCGATCTGTCGAATCTCGTCGCCTCGCGCCATCGAATAGTCAGCGCTCCCCGGGGTGAGCGCCATGACGGGCAGGCCGCCCACCGGCATTGCGAACGTCTCGACCAGATCCATGTCCGCCTCGGCGTCGCGCTCGATCGGCGTCACTTCCAGGGTGGCACCGACTTTGTAGGATTCACCGGACTGGCCGAGCAGGGCCATGCTGCCGCGCAGGAACCTGGCCTCGCGCTCGGTCAGCAACAGGCCGTCGAGGATCAGGTCAATCAGGAACGGGCCCGCGCCCTCGGCCAGCATCGTCCGGTAGAAAGCGAGGAGGTAATTGTGCTCCATCGGATCGCAGAGCCATTGCGCGTCCACGCGCGACGGCGCCCCGATCTGGTCGAGGCGGTGCCGACCTCGACCACCCTCGACCTCCAGCCGCCTGGCTGCGGCCCCGGGCGCCGCCGAATATCCGGCCTCCTCCGGCGCAAGGAGCAGCTTGCGGAGCGGCATCAGGCACGCTTCCGCTTGACGCCGAGATTGCGCTGCATCGCCTTGGTGGTCGGGCCGTTCGGATTGGAAAGGTCAGCCGCAACGGCGCGCGGCGCTTCCTGCCGGGCGACCCGGCGGGCGATGACCACCACGTCGTCGATCGTCGGGCCCTGCTGAACCTCGATCTCCGCGCCAGCGTAATTGTGCACGGTCACGTTCAGCGCGCCCCGCCCAGCCCGGTTGTCGTTCGCAGCCGCGGCGCTCGCACCGCGCTGAAATGTCGCGCCGGAGTTCAGCGCCTCCAGCAGGGGGCGGTTGCGGGCCGTGGCTGGCGCGTTCACGACGAACTCGCGCCTGTGGACCGTGCCCGCGACGTCGCGAGGATCTCCGTCGCCCGTATAGCCGCCCCGATCGAATTCAGCCGCGGCGGCCTGAATGTTCGCGATGATGCTCACCCCCATGGCGACCACCTGGGCGATCGCCGGGATATTGGCCGGGAACGGGAGCTTCATCGCCTGGGCGATCGCGACCTGAATGGCCACGATCGACTCCGCGATCGCGAACGCCTTCGAGACGACAAACATGGCCCGGTAGATGCGGCTATGCTCGCCAGCGAATCCCTTCATCAGGTCGGCGACCTGGCCGAACGATTGCGACGCAGCCGCGAAGGCGGTCTGGTATCGGCGGGCATCAAGCTCCATGATCTGGAGGTTCATCTGTTCACGCGACGCGAGGATGCGCCGGTTCATGTCCTCCTCCAGAATCAGTTCTTGGGCGCGCGCGTCCCTGATGATTTCGATCCGCTGCCGATTCTCCTCCATGATGCGCTCGCGCTCGGCGTCGTGGGCAAAGCCCCCGCCCAGGGTTTGATCGACGCCGGCCAGTGGGGAGCGGCGCTCGCGCTCCATTTCGCGCAAAAGCCGGTCCCGGACGGTGCGGGGTCCGCCAACTTGTATCTCGTCCCCGGTGGCGCTGCCCAGCCTGGCCAGCATGGCGTCGGCCTGCTCGGGCGTATAGAGACCGGCCTCGCGAGCCCGCCGGATCGTCTCCGCCGCCGCGTCCACGCGCGAGTTGATCGCGTCGAGCGCGGCCAGATATCCGGCCATGCCGCCAACCATGGTCTCGATCTCGCGCGCCTGTTTGGAAAGCGGGATTGAGCGCACCGCCTGATTGAAGGCCTCCTGGCTGATGGCGCCGCGCCCCAGCAGCAAATTGAGCGCGGCCATTTGCTCGCGATATTCCTCGACCGGCCCGTTGATCGATTCGATCACCGCCTGCTGGCGCTGGAGGCTGTCGCGCCAGCGAATGGAGTTCTCAATCAAAATCCTCTGCTCGGCGCTCAAGGTCCGATGGAGGTTCGCCTCCTCGGTCATGATCGCGTTGTTGATTTCGCGCTGGAGCCCGGTCTGGCCCAGCAACGCAAGCTCGCGCTGCATCGGGACGTTGTACGTCTCCGTCAGGCGCTGGAGGATTTCGCGCGAGTCGATCTCGCTCACCAGCAGGGCGATGCGCTCGCGCTCGTCCGGGGTGACGGGCCTGTCGAATGCCCGCTGGGCCTCTTGCAGCGTCTCAAGTATGCGCCGCTCTAGGCTGGGCGGCACGCCGGCCGCATCGCGCTCCTGAGTCAGTCTTTCGAAGAAATCGGCGACAGGATCAGATCTCCCGCCCCCGCCCTTGCGCCCGCCAGCGCCGCCGCGGCGGAACCGATCGCCGAGCTGGCCGCTGCGAAGGCTCTCCAGCATTTCGTCGGCGATCCTGGTGCTCTCCTGACCCTGAATCCGGTTGTTCAGCATCGTGGCAATTTGCTGGCCGGAATAGGGGAAGCCAGACCTGGTCAGCGCGTCCGTGTCGGTGCCGGCGATGATGTCGAGCGCCTGGGCCTGGCTGATCGCTGGCCCGGTGCGCCGGCCCCGAACGATTCCAGCATTGACGGCGGCGTTCCGCATCTGCGTGAAAGCATCGACCGCCTGAGGATTGAACCGCCGCGCCGTCGCGATCGCGCCCGGGCCCATGGCATCGAACTGGCGAACGCGCGCGCTGGCCACGCCGGCAGCGAGGTTGCCCATCAAGACCTGAGCCTGAGCCTGAATTCGGAGGGTGTGGGCCGCCATGATCGCGTTCGCCTGCAGGGCGAGAGTATTGTCCCTGATCTTGCCCGTCGTAAGATCGAAGATCTGACCGAGCGCGCCCTGCGCCTGAGAGAGCGCATCGGCGGCCGTGATATTGTCGCGCTCCTGTTCGGCGTTTTCCTCGGCCGCGTCGCCAGACGCAAAGTAGGCGGTGGCGAGAGCGCCAAGAATTGCGACCGCTCCGATTATGATCGAGCCCCATGGGCTGGCCATGAAGGCGGCAAAGCCTCGGGTCTGGCCGCTCATCATTTGCACCGCCATTGCGGTGTGCCCGGCCTGCTGAGCGAAGATCGTGAGAGGGTTGACGCCCAAGGCAAGTTGCATCGACACGTCTTGGATCTGGTGGCCCAGAAGCTGGTAGCCGCTTCGCGCTTGGCCGACGGATACAGTTTGACGGTTCAGCGCGGTGGCGTTCTCGGCGGTTGCCCGGGCGTGAATCTGCTGGGCCCGGGCGTATAGTTCGGCCCCGACCTTGCCAGCAACGTATCGCTCTGCGACCCGGCGAAGCGCGGCGTCCAGCTGCGCCTGCGAGGCGACCGCTGGGTTTGTGGCCCTCATCAGCTGGCCGATCGCGTCGGCGTTGGCGCGCATGCGCGCCGATGTGGTGTTGGCTGAGGTCCCGACCTTGTCGATCGAGTCGCGCAGCCTGGCGTTCGAAGCCGCGGCGCCGATTCCAAGCTTGGCCAGGTCCGTATTGAAGGCCTGGTTCAAGGTGCGCCCGGTCGTCTTTACGGCTGCGTCTATCTGCCGCAGATCTTGGCGTACTTTTTCCTTGCCCTGGGTGACGCCGGTCGGGTCGAGCTTGGCGACGATCCGATATTCAGCCACCACCGCCTCCCGGCTTTATGTTATCGACGTGCCAGCGGCGCTCGGCCAAGTCCATCTGAAAGACGACATTCCAGAGGGCGTCGCGCACGTCTCGGTCCAACCCTTTGTCGTCGGCGTATAGCTTGAGCGCGGTCCATGGGATAGGGCCATCAGTGCGGCACGTCGCCAGATCGCGGTAGGCGGAATAGAAGAACCCGCACCCCTGAGGCTGGGGCGGCTCGTCCAGATACCAGTCCGGGAGAGGGCGGCCCTTCTTGCGGGCTGAATCCACCGAGAAACCGTCGCGCTCCCGGCGCAACTCCCACGTCAGTCGCTCGGCTAGGATTCCCCCAGGTCAGACCCCGCGCCCGGGGCCAACTCGCCCGTCTGGACGAAGTTGCGCGGATTCGGGACCCAGACGCGCACCGGATCGAAGATGTAGTTCGGCAGCGCCTTGAAGAATGCGTAGACGTTCTCTGCGCTGAACTCGACCGTTTGCCCGTCCTTATCGACGGGAGGGACGCCCCATCGCTTGGCGCAGAATTTGCTGATCAGTTGGCGGTCGCGCTCGCGCGCTTCCTCCAGATCATCGGTCGCGAATATTTCGCTGCGCCGCATCCCGCGCTTGGGCGGTTTGCGCTTCGGTTCCTCCTCGGCGCGCTGGACCGAGAGCCGCACCGACTCGTTATAGAATTCCCTGTTCTCGTCGATGGCGGGCGCGAAGAAGATCGACGGCTCGCCCTCGATCTCCATGAATACGTATTCGGCCAGCGTCGTCTCGTTGACCTCTAGCTTGGCCAGGTGGCTGAAATCAGGCGTTCCCATGGTCCCTCCGCTTAGTCGGATTCATCCGGCAGCACAGGGAAGAACGACACTCCGAGCGTGAAGTCAAACGTCTGCTCCTGGTGAGCCGCGAACGTGGTCTTGATCGTGACCGACTGGTTGGCCGGATATTCGCGAGCGCCGCCGTCGAGCGTGCCGGTCGGGAGGTCGATCAGCACGCCGCCGTCATCGTTCCGCAGCGCGATTTCGAAGCCCTGAGTGTCGTTGCCCCTGATCGCGGCCGGCACCTCGGGATTGCTGAACAGCAGCGTGGTCTCGATATCGACCTCCAGATTGCCCGCGTTCAGATATTTGGGGCCCAGATAGGCCAGCACCTTCTCGCCCGCCACGTTGTTCTTGAGCGTGATCGTCACCGCCTTGAAATCGGTGGTGAGCCCCTGCTCGTCCACGTCCTGAATGCGCAGGCGCGCGATATCGGACGAGGAGCCGAACGCCTCCGATTCCACGCCAGGCTTGGCGTTGGCCGCCCCGCTCGCCCGGGACGCGCTGGGCGCGGTCGTGTTGGTGCCCACATAGGTGGCGCCCATGGTGGCCTTGTCGGTCAGCGGAACCGAGATCGTCAACTGGTTGGGCCAGTTGCCGATCGCATATTCGTAGCCGGTCGCGCCACCGCTCATCAGGTTCGGGCTGGCGATTTCGAACTGGGTGGACCACTCGACATAATCGGCATGGCCCACATCGACGTTGCGGACGAACTGGCCGAACAGGATGTCGATCGAGATTGCCTCGCCTTCCCAGCCGGTATCGGTGCCGTCGTCGGCGATGAACGCCCCATCCTTCTTTTCGAGCTGGCAGGCGTGGGCGGCGATACTGCGCAGCCGGACGAACCCGTTGTTCGTGATATTGCCGAACTGGAACAGGGCGTCGACTCCGCCGAGGTGAATCACCTGGCCCTTGGACCACCCTAGGGTCGTGAAATCGAGGACGCCGCTGGTGAGGATTCCGGTGGGACCAAGCATCAGGTCGCCAGGCGCGCCTCGGATGCCGGCGACGGCGAGCTCGACGAATTGTGAGGCGCCAATGGTTTCGGCAAGCGCATCGGTGATCATAATCTCGGTCGCCGCGGTCGCCACCACCGCCGCCAGTTCCTTGAGCCCGTTGTTGACCTCGACGTCGAAGCCGCGCGCATAGAAAAGCGTCTTGGCCGCGCCGACCCCATATTTGAGCCGCCCCGCCTGGGCGGCAGTGACCGCCGGGACCGTATAGGTGCCGTTCGTGACCGCGGTCGGGATCAACACATCGCCGCCGACCGCGCGGGCAAAGCAGAATTCCTCGACGCTCAGGCGGAGGTGGAACAGCGTCAGATCGGCCTCGTATTCGACGCCGCTGTCCAGATCGGAGACTCGCCCCTTGCGCCGGGCACGATTCCGGCTGATCGGCGAGCGCGTCATCTTGGTGGTGGTCGTGCCGAAGTTCGACGGGTTGTTCGGCTCGAGTTCGTACCAGACCGGGGAGCCCGGCAGGACGCCGAGCGACGCCTCACGCGCCCTGGAGAGCGTAACGGCATTGGTGATCACGCGAGGCATGGCTTCCTCCCTCTAGCGGAAATCTTCGTACTCGAAACGGCACTCTGCTGTCGAGGCCCACCAGCGCCCGTCCTCGATTTCTCCAACGTCCTGAATGTCCAGCACCCCGAATCGGAGGTCGTAGGGCCCGAGCCTGATCCCCTCGAAAATGTCACGCAGATGCTCGCCGAGCCGCTGGTTGCCGCCCTGGCCCTGGCCGGGCGGAGATCTGATGTCGCCGATCACGAATCCGGGCCGATTGTACCGGCGATTCCCGACTCGCCCGAGCGTCTCCTGCTGGCCAGGCACGCTGCGCACCCAGAGCCGGACCCAGTAGCCGTCGGGAGGGTCAAGTGCTTCGTTGCCGAAGGCGAACGGGGTCCGCGGCTTGCTGGCGTCGTCTGGATCAAGCCACTCGTCCTTGAATCGCGTGAGGATCACCTCGGTGATCTGGTCGAGGCGGGCGCTCATCGGCCCGGCCTATAGACGAACGATGACCGCGGCGTCACTCCCTCGCTGCCGCCATGCTCGCTGAACTGAATCGTCAATTCGATCACGCGCGGGACGAAGCCCGGCGGAGCCTGAGGAGAGTGCCCGGCATTGAGCCGCCCGATATAGACGACGTTGTTGGTCGAATACATCGGGCCGTCGGCCAGCTTGTAGCCCAGCAGGGCCGCGTTTCCGGCCTGCTGGGTCGCCTGAGCCCCGGGGACCATGCCGGGTTCGACGTTGCGCTGGTCGCCGCCCTCGTAGGGCTGGCCGATCGAGGGCACCCAACCGGCCCGTGCCCACCCTATGTCGATCGGCGTGTTGATGATCAGGTTCGCGTTCAGATCAAGCATCAGCCCGACCAGCCGTTCCTCGGAAAAGGTGGCCAGATCGGCGACGATGAAGTCGATCTGGTCGTCGGCCACCGATCAATCGCCCGGGGGCGGCTTGATCCCGGCGGCCTCGCGCAGCTCGGCGAGCTTGGTTTCGAAGGCCTCCCTGCCCCTGACCTTGACCGGCTCGTCGAGGCCCGGGCCCGTGATCTCATAGTAGCCGTTGGATCCGTCCGTAAAGGTGAAGTCCTGCACCTCATCGGTGCCGGCCTGGCCATCATCGCCCGAGCCCTCTGGATGCTTGGCAGCCTCGTTGCGGCGATCAAGCTCCGCCTGAATCAGCGCGTCTCGATCCTCGCTGGCGAGCGCGTTCCACTGCGCCGGGTCGTGCCCGCCGGCCAGACTCGCCGCGGCGACGATATCGGCGATCGCCACGTCCTCGGCGCCGAAATTATAGGTGGCGTCGAAGGCGTCGCTGCCGATCAGGGTCGGCACATTCGGATCGAAGCCCTCGGGCGGGCCAGCGTCGCGGAGTTCGCGTGCGCGCGCCTCGGCCGCGTCCTGGCCCTGAACCTTCTCCGGCTCGGACAGCCACGCGGCCTCGATCTGATACCAGCCGCCCTCGCCGCCCTCGACCGTCACACCCTTTGGATCCCCGTAGGCAATGATCGCGTCGCGGCGCGCTTCGGCAGCCGCCTTGCCGCGTACCTTTTCGCCCGCGGGCAACCAAGGCGCGGTGATCATGTAGTAGCCGCCCTGCAGCGGCTCGATCACGACCGAGCGCGCCAGCGCCTCGGCTTCGCTTTCGACCGGGGTGGGGGTGTGGTCCTTGGCATAGACCGCGCGCGCGGTCAGCCAGAGCCTCATGCGGACGCCGACCGCCAATTCGTCCATGCCCTCGGGGGCCGGGTGCAGTGGGTCGCCGGGCGCGACGTCGCGTCCCTGAATCGTCTGATAGCGCCGCGACACCAACGGCTCGTCGCGCTTGAAATTGGAGGGGCTGAGGCGGCGGTCCTCGATCGGCATGGCTGGACTCCTTGGGTGGTCCTGTTGCTGATACGCCGCCCCCGGCCTTTCGGCTAGGGGGCGGCGCATCGGGTTCGGGGCAACGCCGCCCTAGGCGATGATGCCGTTGAAGAAATAGCCCAGATCGACGCCAGTCACTTTCTGGTCGAAGGCGACCTCGGCCTCGACGCGGGTGGCGGCCAGATGCTCCATGCGGAACCGCTTGATGCGCTGGCCGCCATTGCCGGCGCCCAGATATCCGGTCCAGCTGAACGTATAGCCGGCGCTGGGGAGCATGATGCCAGCCTGCGGGGCGGCGTAGAGCAGCGCTGCGTGCTTGCCGCCGATCCACGCCCAGACCGCCGACGCGTTGCCCTGCTGGGCCTGGTTGTAAATGCCCTCCATGACCTCGACGCGCTCGATTTCGAGAATGCGCGCCAGCGCGTCCCGGTTCGCGACGGCGGGGCCGACGGGCGTCTGGCCGCGGTCGATGCGGGCGACGACGTCGGGGTGATCCTGGAGCTTGTCCCAGACCAGCCGGGTGATCGCGAACACGTTCGGCCGATAGCCGGTGCGCGACTGCACATAGGTCATGCCCTGGCGAATGTCCTCGATCGGCGTCGAGGTCGGGTCGCTCCAGTGCAGGACGTTGTTGTTCGAGCCGTCGGTCGGGTCGAAGCTGGCCGCCGCCGTCGGGGACGACGCCACGCCGTCCACGTTGAACGTCCAGACGCCCGTCTTGAAGTAGCGGGCGACCCAGCTGAGTTCGCGGTTCAGCTTGGCCTTGTGGCTGACCAGCAGCGTCGCGTCCCGATCGAGATTCAGGCTGTCATCCGCATTGGCGAGCAGCTGGTCGGGAATGTCGTGGTGCACGGCCTTGACCGCCGCATAGTAGGCGTTCTGGCCGATATCGTAGGTCGTGCCGGCCGATTCGGTCGCCGGGGCACGGACCTTCATTTCGTCGCGGTTCCACGACTCCCGGTTGTATTCCCAATAGGCGTCGCTCTGCTTGGCCACCGGAATGTTGGGGAACAGGCG